ACTTCTCGTATTTTCTGAGAGATAGAACTAATACTTTCACCTTTTAGTACAGCTGGCCGTATTACCTTCGTTAACTCTGCTCGCATATCGCCCGCTAAGTTCCAAACTCGATCAGATAGTATTAATCCATCTTCGCCTCTACGCTTTAGCATATTCCTCACGATTTGCTGATTTAAGGAATCTAAGTCCTTTACTTTCAATGGAGTCTCAGCAAGTTTAGAACTTGTCCATTTCGATGTATCACTAATCATTTTTTCAAATGACACTCCTGCTTGCTTACGAAACTCCTTTTCATAAAAGTCTAAATCTCGTAATAAGGCATTCAATCTACCTCGTTTAATAACACCATCTTTTTGATAGTCATTAATTAAGTCCAATAAAAAGAGACGGATTAGCATAATTGCTGCTACCGTCTCATCTACTTGCTTTTCATTCTCTTTTTCGTATTGTTTTGATATTTTATCAAGTGTTTCGTCAAATTCTCGTTGCAAATCACTCACGGACGATCAACTCTTTTAGCAATTCTAAAGTTAGAGCCTGTATCGTCATATTCCGCTCGTTTGCTACTCCATAAGTCATAATAATGTTTCGCTAAGTCACGGTAATTCTTCGATACATTGGACTTATCTACACTCTCTTCACCATCCGTATATTTGAACGATGCCGCTTCAGTCGTCGCTTTCGCCATTGAATCTACATAACGATAATAAAACGTAACTAACTGTGCTTGTTTATCATTAAGAACGGTTAGCGACGAAAAGCTATTCGCTAATAAAGTCTCATCAAAAAGCAATTCGTCGGCTTGCAACCGCTGTTTCAATTCTTCTACGCCAATAAAACCTTCCGTCGCCATAGTCGTCACTCCTCTTTAGCTTTTACTATTATGCTTTAGGTGTATAAACGTCAGCATGGAAAATTAAAGATGGTTTTTCGACAGTTGGGAAGCCAGATGCTACAGAACGTAAGATAGACTCGATTGGCTCTTGTTTATCATATGCATCTAGTACAATACCTGGTTTGAAATCATTTTCCACTGTTGGTCCGTATAAGAATTCGCCAATGCCACCAGAAAGGAAGATTACACGGTTAATAGGCATGAACTCAATTACTTCGTCTTGACCGTTATATACGTTACGTACTGTTGCTTTGCGGTCTTTAACAATTTGTACTGGCGGTAAGCCATGGTCTCCTAATACCGTATTTACTTCCGCTTGGCTTGCACGGACACCGTCTTTACGTCCAGCTTCCGCAAGAATACCTTTATTTTTCGTTAATTTACTGAATACTTCACGGCTCATTAACATCACTTCAGGAGACGTTCCGTTTGCTTGTTCATACGTTTCAACCCATGTAAATAGGTCAGCTAATACATCATGATCTGGTTTATCCCAATCATCCGTAGATTTTAAAGACACTTTATGCTCATTCGGAATACCAAAATCAACTTCGATTTTTGTACCATTCTTGTTGTATTTAATTTTCCCTTGAGCTAAAGCTTCAGCTTTCATTACTGTCGCACGGCGTTTAATCGCATCTACTAAATCAGAGCCTTTTACAAGCAATTTATCAACAACTGCTTGCTTTTCGTTATTACTACGCGCTTGGTTAATCGCTAATAGTTCTTCTTCCGTTGCGATATATTTCAAACCGAGTTTCGCAATTTCACCGCTCATAGAAGCTACTTTCTCACGATCCATAATTGGTGGTTCTGCACCAAATCCAATCATTGCACCGATGTGTTTTGTTTCTTTCACAATATCATAAGCAAACTTAGTGGAATACGTTTCACCATCAGGTAAGTACGTATCAAATACCGTTGGATCCATTTCCTTTAATTGCTCATCAACAAAACCTCGTAATGCTGGTTTTTGAAATTCTTCTAAATGTGTAATACCTGCCATAATTTAATTCCTCCTGTATTTTCACTATTATTTACAATAAAAAAGACGCCTTCATTTTTTTGAAAACGTCAAGATTAAATCTCTTTTACATAACGAATAGCTGCTTTTGTTTCTTTTTTAAATGTCGCCGTTACATTAGCTGGTAATTTTGCGTCATATACAGAACCTCGCACGATTACTTCACCAACTACTACGTCATTTTCACCATCTACATTTACATCAATGTTTAATAATGAAAATTCATCATACCCTTCAGGTAAAGCGCCACCTGTACCATCTGCATATAATTCAAATTTCCCTGTTGTGAGGTTACGCATGATTGCTGTCCCAACATCTAGATATTTTTTACCGATTTTCTTAGCATCGAGAGTTGCTGCACCCTCAATGAATTGTAAGTGTTCTGAAGCTAGAATGTTTTTACCACCCGCAAATGGTTTTCTTACTGTTTTTAAAGAATATGCTGGCATAAATATACCTCCTAATTTTTATAAATAGATTTAACTACGAATTTTACCTTTTTCTTTCAATCGTTGGAAAGCTGATTTGCCTTTATCAGCTGGATCTATCGGGTTTGGCGGCTGACGTGGCGGATTTCCCGGACTTGGGTCAGCTCCATTACCTTTTGGCGCAAGAGTAGATTTAATAGTTTCTAATGATTGTTTTAATTCATCATCTGTATCTCCTGTTAACAATCCCTTAAGCAAAGCGACCTGATCTTCAGAATATCCTGCACCAACTAAGAGGGTTTCCTTCTTAGCATCTAAAGTTTTCACCTTTTCATCAGCTACTTGCTTTTCTAAGTTCTGATATAGCTCTTTGTATTTCTCTTGTTCCTCTAGATTCTTACGTTCTGCTTCCTGACGTTCTCTTTCCGCCTTCGCATCCGCTTCTGCTTGCGCTTTTGCCAAAGCTTCTGCAATCATACGCTGAACATCTTCATCAGTATGGGTTGGTTTTGGTGGATCATTAGGTGCCGGTGGGTCATTTGGCACTGGCGGTTCAGGATTCGGATCGGAAAAGAATTGTAAGAATCCGTATTTCGAATTTACTTTGGGTGTAAATAACTTAATAGACTTCGTTTTCTTTGATAGAGTCATCTATCCGGTACCTCCTCTGTATGGATCTGTATTTTGTCTTGCTCGTTGTTGTTCATTTGAAATTTCTTGTTTCTTTGCCGTAATATTTTCTACGCCTAAACGATTCATTGCACCAGCAATCGATTCAAGACCTGCTGATGTCTCTTCCGTTAACAATTGAACTAATTCTTTTCGATTATCCGGCAAAGGAAGTACAAATCTTATTTCATTGTCGTAATCGTCTCCGATAGATTTAACAACTTCTTTGTCATAACCGAATATTGGCTTATTAACCCTCGCTTGTAAGTAGCGAATGGTTTTTTCATGCAATTCCTCTAATCTTGGACCCCATGAGAGCCAATGTTCTTCGGTTTCTTGTATAATATCGTGGAACAGTACGTGTAAAGTCTCACTATTCAATCCGCCGAAGTTCATTTCAGATGGCACGATTTGAGGTAATGAGGTAATTTCATGCAATGCACCTTTAACCCTCGCGTATTGGTCTTTAAAGGCGTCTTTCCAACGGAAACCACCTTCAACTTTTTTAATATCTGGTGTTTTTCCATCCATGCCACCTTTTGCCTCAAGTACAGCGCCTGGTGCTATTCGCATTTTATTTGCTGTTCCATCAGGTACATTTAATAAAGCCGTCATAGAGAACATTTCGAACTTGAGTGAATCGAGAGCATCTTCATTCATGCTGTTTAAAATGTCAGTTTGCTCTTTCATATCATCAACTTCTGTATTATCGGCGGCCGAAGCGCTTAAATCATTGACAGGGAACAACACAACTGGAATGAAGTCTATTCCCATTGCCGTTTTAGGCATAATTTCTTTAATAACATTCAGCGATTTATCATAAATAGCCTCTTCAATGAAGCACTTACCATCTTCTAGGCTGAAAGTTTGTTTGTATATAACCTCTTCATCTTCAAGACGTTTGAAATTAACGAAATGAACAGCTTCTAATTCGTCATAATCATCATCTGAATAAATCGGAATCACTTCTGTATCTGGACGGAAAACCCACTTGATTTTACCGCTTTTCGGATTAAAAACAATTTTACAAGCGACTCTACCAACAATCAGACGATCCCTTGCTGCCTGTATCAGTTTTTCTCGCATTTTGTTGTCTTTCCAGAGCTTATATAACAACTTTTCGTAGTTATCCGCTCGTTGATTCTCAATCATTTGCGCTTCAGATGGCTTATAATCCATTTGTAGCATCTCTTCAATCGAATCAATTTGCTTTGGAGAAACGGAAATACCATGCTTACCGGCCATTTGCCAACGGGCTTTCTCATTAATCATGACTTTGAAATAGTTCGTAGCATAACGAGTAGGATCATAATCCAATCCATCAGGCCGAGGTAAATCTCTAGCTTTTACGAGTTGTCCTGTATTTGGATCTACGTGCTGTTTTCCATCGTAATACTCGTAATATCGAATTTGCCTATTGATACGATTCCAAGTTTCTTTCCCAATAGCTTGTTGCCAAGGTGAAAACAGAAGTTCATCCATATCAAGAGGATTTAATATATTGTAATCTGCAATCGGTTGATTCATTGTTCACCTCCTTTCTATCGCATTCTTTTAGCGATGGTTCTTACTACTGTTGAGCTATTACCAGCTGCCGAAACAGCCATTTCTAAACTATCCGGTAAGTCATCATGCATATTCGTACCGTAGTACTGAAATTGCTCTAACAATAAGGAATGTCTTCTATCAAATTGAATTTCTCCATTTTCAATACGAGGTATTAGTGCTTCTATACGTAATTCCTTATTAAATCTCTGCTTCACCTTGTGTAAACGCGTATCGGCTGGATAGCCAACTGATACTAATTTCTTTTGCAACATATCAGCAAAGAATTCTTGAGCTGCTTGCGCTTCAACAGCAATCACATCTGGTCTAAAATGCAACACATCTTTAGTGATTACCTTCATAAATTCATCCGGTTTCACTTTTTCACCATAAGAGCCAATAACGTAAATCGTATCGTTCTCTTTATGCTTCGCTACAACAGAAATGGCGGAATAATCACCACGTTGTTTACCCATAGCTAAGTCTACACCCATAGAGATGAAGTATTCGCCATTTAGGAAGTTACGATTTAACTCCCTATCGCTCCAATAATTGAAGTTGTCAGGATTAAATATCATAACTTCTTCATCAATAGGATTATTTTGAAGCTCCGTATTAAAAGCTTTGCTTCCGTTATCCCATTTGAATTTCATGAGTTTAAACACTGGCTGTACTTCTTCCCACAGAACCTCGGCACCCTCAACCATTTCGTCATGATGAGCTGTAAAGAATAACTCAGCGTCTCTTGCCCTTGTTTTATTCTCTCTATCCTTATAAATCGACTCACATTCAGCCCACAAATCTTGCCTTGTAGGTGGTGTAATTAAAGCCTGGTACTTACGGGATTCAAAGTCAGAACGACGCTCCATAATATCAATTAGAAGCGACTGAGGATGCACTGTTGTACCCATAAATACAATAGCTGTACGTTTTCCCTCTGGATCACCAAGAGGAATGACTACCTGAGCAAACCAATCCTTCAATTCTTGGCGTAATTGCGCTGTGTTTGTGTTCCGTTTATCCTCTAAATCATCACATACAATCAAATCTGGACGTTTACCATTCCAGTTTCGACCACGCAGAGCCTGACCAGTAGAAGCTGCCTGAACCAAAGTGAGTAATTTCTTTTCGTCTTTTCCTTTCGGCTCCCACGCAATGAACTCGGAAGTATTATCCCTTGGATTCATCTGCTGTTTTGTATGCAGCAATGGCCCAAAATCACGTCTTAGCTTCTCATTACTTTGTAATTGGAGTTTAATCCATTCTAAATTCGCACTAGATACACTAGGAGTTTCCGAGATTAAGATGATATAGAACCTTTTACGGTAACAAATCTCATGAATCGGAAAAGCCTTCGATAAGTAGGAAGATTTCGCATGCGAACGAGGTGCCGCAACAGCTACCCTCTTATTAATCTCTTCTGTAGATACAACATTCATGATGTCACATATGTCATCGTGGAAATGCGGTGCATATTCTGTAATGTTGTCTAAATTAAAGTCATCAGGGACCTTGAATTCAGGAATCCAGTTTCCTGTATTGTCTTTATTTCGGTTTTCACCAAAGTAGTTATAAGCAAAGAACAACAAATCAGTCTCGCCACGGTTAATGTCCTGGAGGCGGTTATATTCATCGATATATGTTTTGAGTTCTAGCTTTTCATCATCAGTCAGTTTGTTTCTATTACGAACTCTAGGAACAATGTATCTTTTTAACTGAGTAATCTTCTCCATGCGCTCTTTTCTGTCAAACCATTCTTCATTTATCCAAGCGATATAGACCGCCTCCTTTCATAAATTTGTTTGACTACATGTAAAGTAATAGCTATAATGAATGTAACAAAATAATGTAACGTTACATTAAATAGGAGGTAATACATATGTCTGGTGTAGTTCAACCTATTCGTACAAAACGAGACATCGAGAAAATGAAAAAAGCGCTAGC